CCGGCGCGGTGGCCTGCGGCCCAGCGGGCGCGGCCTTTGGGGCCTTGGCGACAGCCTCGGCCTTGGCGAAGCGGCCCGAGGCGTCGCGCGCGCGGTCGGCGGCGGATTGCGCTGCCTCGGCCTCGGTGGCCGGCTCGGGCGCGGCCTCGGGCGCGGGCGCTTCCGCTTCGATCGCGCTGAACTGTTCCGCAAGCAGCTCCTTGCGGCTGTCGCTGTCTACCTTCTGGATCTCGCCGTTCATGTCATCTCCGGGTCTGCGACCGCAGGTCGGCCAGGATCTTGTCTGCCTGCCGATCGGTCATGTTCCACAACTGCTCGCGCAGGCGCTTGATGCGCTGCTCGCGGCTCGTCGTGATCGGCTGCCTCTCCTTCGGCATCTCGTTGCCGATCTCGAAGCAGTTGTGCCTCTTCAGATGCTCGCGGTGCTGCGAACGGCTGCTGATCCACGAGCCGTCCGCCATCGACTTATAGCCGCCGATGTCGGGAACGATCTGGATCTTGGGCTCGGCACCGGGCGTGGCGACCGCGATCTCGATCATCTCGCCGTCGCGCCAGACGTAACGGGTTCTCATAGCAGCAGCATCACCTCCTCGTCGTCGGCCTCGATCATCATCGCCTGCTGGATCGCAAGCGCGCGCTCAAGGCCCGCCAGAATGCGCCCCAGATCGATCGACGGGGCCTCGATGATGTCCGCGCGGCTCTCGACGCCTGCGGCCTCGACGGCCTGCGCGACGGCATATTCGACCGCCGCGGGCGCGGGCTCCTTGCCCTCGACGATCTGCTCGTAGAGCTCAAGGACGCGCCGACGACGCGCCTCGACCTCCTCGCGCTCCTTCCGCAGCCGCTTGCGGCGGTATTCGCCGTCGTGCGTGTCGTCTACGACGACGGGCGGGATCGGCCCGCTCGTACCCCACGACACGCCCCATGCGCTGCCCCAGCTGTCGCCCCAGCTTGCGAACATCACACCGGATTCCAGGGATCGACCGAGGTGCCGGTGCCTTTCACCTGCACGTCGTTGACATACTGGATGTTTGCATCGACCTGCCCGGCGACCGTGAAGGTGAGGCTATCGGTCTTGGCCTTGATCGCGGTCACCGTGCCATCGACCGTCGTCAGGCTCGACGCCGTGGCGAGGCCGTTCTGGATCTCGGTCACCGCATCGGCGGCGATGGACGCCGCGGTGATGACATCGTTGCCGATCGAGGACACGGTCACGCTGTCGCCCGGGAGCGACGCGAAGACCTCCTCGCGCACATCGGTCGGGTCCGCGCCCGATGCCGTGACATGGACCACGAAGTCGCCCAGCGTGTCGGTGTGCGCCGTGGTCAGGGCCAGCGAATACCAGCCGTCACCGCGCTCGGTCACGGTCGGGCTGATGGCAGCGAAGGCCGCGCCGTTCTTGCTTGCCGCGATCGTCAGCGTCAGGCCGGTCTTGCCCGTGATGTGGTCGGTGCTGTCGGTCATCAGCACCATGAGGTTGCGCGCGGTGGACTGCTTCAGCATGACATCACCTGTTCACGACGCGCGAGCGCGAGTAGGTATTGCCCCCGGCAGGGGCGGCGGGCGGCGGGTAGTGGAGGATCGTCGCCTCGATGTTGTAGTTGATAAACGTGCTGTTCGACAGGAGGCCCGCAGTCCCGGCAAGAAGGCCGAGGCCCTCGCCCGGGCGCACGATTATGCCGCTGCCCGGCTCCGCGCTAAAGATGTTGATGTCGCCAAGGCCACTACGCTGAATGCCGTTGAGCGAGAAGCCGACCGCACCGAAAGCCTTCATTGCCGGGTTGCGGCGGAACACGCCAGCGTTCTGCTGCTGGAGGATGCTGATCGTCGCGCCGTGCGTGTACGGCCAGTCCCATTGCCACGAGCCTTCCAGACGCGAGCGGAATGGCCCGACAACGGTGCGGAGCGCGGAGGGGATTGAAGTCGAGGTGTCGGCCTTGATCGGCGTCGTTGCGTCGGCGGCTGTGTCGAGGCCTTGGATGCGCGCGAGGCGTAGGTTGATGGCTGGCATCGCCGCAAGATTGCTGGCGTTCGTCTCGCCATCAAGGGGAACCCAAGCGACGCGCACCGCGAGTACGACGCCGCTGCCGGATGCGTTGAACAGGCTGACAAGCGCGCCGCCGATGGTTGCGTCGGTGGCAACGTCCACGCTTCGATAGAGGTAGGTCGCTCCGGTTGCGGTGTTGGTCACGAGCATCGCGACGATCATCGAGTGCGGGACGCCATACTCCGTCTGCGTAACGGCCACACCCTCGCCTTCCCTCAGCACGATTGGCTCGCAGTTTACGCTCGCGCCGAAATCGCCCAACGTCGCAAAGCTGTCGTGCCTCCACGACGCAAGTCCTCCGCTGAACTGACGAGACGACAGGCCGCTATTTGCCAAGGTGAGGAAATAATTCGGCGCATCCGCCATGCGCTTCAGGGCCACGCCCGAAGTCGTTACGCTGTCGGGGTTCGTCGTGCATGTGACCTGCGACGGCAGGCTTGCGCTGGCGGTGTCGTTCTTGATCGGGCTGACCGCATCGCCGCCGCTGCTGGCAGTCGCGCGGAAGAGCGCAAGCGCGCCAGCCCTGCCAATGCCTGCGGTGTTGTTCGCCATCGGCGCGACCGGCGACAGGCGGAGGTTGACCAGCTCGAAATACCGGCGCAGGTCGCTCGTCTCGTCGTTAAAGATGGCGAACAGGCCATCCTCAAGCGGACGCACATCGACCGCGCGTTGGTAGACGAGGAAGGTCTCAGGCATCCGGCTTCACGACCTCGAACTCGCTGTAGCGCCGCGACAGCTTGCAGCCAGGACAGTGCAGCGGCGGGGCAGCCGGGCCGACGCCGCCGTTCGGGTCGTTGTCGATCCGCGCGGCGAACTCTTCCGGCACCTCCCATTCGTGGAGGCACAGGCGATGACGAAGCGTCGGCATCGTCAGCTCGCCGCGTCGGTGAATTCGATTTCCAGATCCGCCGTGCCGACGGCGCTGGAGCCCGAGTGGAACAGCTCGAAACCCTGCGTCGCCCGGCACGTGATGGGCTCGACGTTGGTGTCCGAGTAGCCCGCGTTCCAGACCTCCGCGAACGGGATCAGCGTCAGCCAGTTGGCCTGCGTGGTGCCTGCGACGACAGGCTCCTCGTTGACGAACAGGAAGCGGCGGAAGATGTCGCTGCCGGTGACCGTCTGGTTGGTGCCACAGGTCGTGGCGGCGTCAAGCGCCGACGAGTTGGTGTCGTGCTTCACGGGCGTCACGGCGGTTCCGGCGGACGCTGCCGTGATGCGGCGGCACTGGGCGGTCGTGATGACGCCCGTCACCGCTGCCGTGCCGTTGTTGAACCAGTACGCGCGATAGACGCGGATGATGCGCGCCGAGGCCGTGCCGTTGAAGACGTTGAGCATGTCCTTGGCCGACGCATACGCGATGGCCGTGGCCGTGGATCGGAAGGTCGCTGCCATGTCAGGCTCCTAGGTCGATGGTGGTCTTGCCGGTGCCGCGCTCGCTGCGAAACACCGCGATTTCGCCGCGCCCGTCCATGTTCGGACCGGCGGCCCACTGCCGGATGCGGCCCTCGCGCAGCGCCACGACGCTGGCATCGAGGTCGTCGCGCATGTCGCCCGGCATCAGCCCGGCGCGCCGCCCGTCCTGGATCTTGAGCATCCAGTCGCGGATCGCCAGCACCTGCCGCAGGTCCATCGGGGTCTCGGTGCGGAGCAGCCAGAACCCGAGGCCGGGCCGCCATTCCATCGCGGGCTGCTTCACTGGAGGCGCTCCACCTCGACGCCCATCGCCCGCCCATCAGGGCCGCGCACGATGCGCTTGGGAGCGGCCATCGCCTGCATGAGTGCCTGCATCATCGCCAGCAGCCGCTGCTCGCGCCCCGCGCTGTCCTGCGCCATCGTCTGGATCAGCGCGCGGACATCCTCGGACATGCCGGTCGCGAGGCGCGACGACGCTTCGCTCACGAGGTCGAGGCCGGGAACGTCCACGCCTGCCGCGCCGATGCGCGCGACCATGATCTTCGTCTCGGCGTCCACCTGCGCCTTGTGGCGCTCCAGCTCGGCGCGCTGCGTCATCTCCTCGGCCTTCAGCGCGGCCTCGAAACGCTGGCGCTGCTCCTCGATGGCGGCCTGCGCCTGCGCCTTCATCTGCTCGATCTGCATGTCGGCCTGCAGCTTGGCCTGCTGCATCTGGGCGTCGAACTGCGCCTTCTGCTGCTCGGCCTGCATGCGCGCGGCCTCGGCCTGCTGCTGCATCTGCGCCTTGACCATCTCGGGATCGGGAGGCGGCGGTGCGCCGGCCTGCGCCTGCTGCTGCTGGGTGATCTCCTCCAGCATGCGGTCGAGGGTGCCCTCGATGGCCTCTGCCTGCTTGAACGCGCCGATGCCGTACTTCATCAACTCCACGACGATCGGCGCGACCTGCGGCACCTGCTGCACGACCGGCAGCGCCTTTTCGAGGAAGCCGCCATAGGCCTGCACGAACTCCAGCCGGTCCTGCTTGTTCTGCGCCTCGTCGATCTGGACGAGGCTGTCCGACGCGACCTCGACGCGGAAGTTCCGCAGCGGCTTGTCGGCCAGCAGCTGCAGCGCCTGCGGGATCATCTGCTGATCCTCGGGCGACATCTGCTGCGCGGCGGCGTACTGCAGGATCGTCTGCGGCTGGAAGAGCTGGCAGATGATCTGGGCCTTGAGCCGGATCAGTTCGGAGGCGAAGAGCGCGACCTCCTCCTGCATGGACCGCAGCCGCAGCCCGGCGTACTGGCCCTTGATCTGCTGGGCCGTCGCGGTCTCGCTCGCCGCGGTCTGGCCTCGGATGATGTCCGAGATGCCGGTGATTTCGTAGATCTGCGCCTTGATCTGCTCGCGAGCCGCGTAGCACTGCAGCAGCGCCTGGGCGAGGGTGTCGAGCGGCAGCAGGTCGATCGACCCCTTGAGGCCGCCCTTCTCGCCAAACGCCATCCACTTGTCGACCGGGATCAGCGCGTTGTTGTCGCCCTCGGTCAGGAGCCGCTGCAGGGCAGGCTGCGAGGCATCGTAGACGCCGCGCATGCGGAGCGCCTTGACAAGCCCGTCGATGCGGTCGGACAGGATGTCGAGCTCGTTGGCCTGATCCTGATAGAGCAGGAAGTCAGGCACCGGGACGAGGCTGTCCGAGGTCGTCGTGGCGTAGAGCGGGCGCGGGCAGGGGAAGAAGTTCTCCAGCCCTAGCGGGTCGTCGCGCTCGTCCACGAACTGCGACATGCCCTTGTGGAGCCAGTAGACCTTCTGGGTCTCCTTGCACCACAACTCGCAAATCTTCGCCCGCGTACCCTCGCGCTGCCGGTTCGGGCCGTCGAGGTTGTCGGGGCCGCTGTCGAGCGGGATCTTCCGGCCCATGTCCTCTCCGAAGCGCTCCACCAACGCCTCG